GGTAATAAAGAGTCGTTGCGTTTGGCGGCGCGTACATATAGAAATCAAACGCTTGTCCCGCCGCAAGTGCGCCAGTCAGCGTAATATTGGTTGTCGTTGCCGTTGTGCCGTTACGAGTGACAAACTTAAGAACCGTCGCAGCGTCGGTCGTGATGTGAGACAAACCGCACATATTTCCGGCGTAAGTGTCGGACGCTGTTACAGCAGTCGCCTGATCGCTCAAACCAACAAACAAACGAACCGTAGCAGCGGGCCACAGTTCTACAATAAACCGAGAATAGAAGAAAAACCCCCCTAACCCAGCCGCGTTGCCTAACCAAAATGACGGTAACCCTGCCGCCATTGCCGTAATGCCAAGAGTTTGATTTGTCGTTGTCGCGACATTGGCAAACCTTGTACGGTACATTTGATTGACCACCGCAGGGGCAGTAGTCGCAGGGGTAGGGTGAGATATTGTTCCACCCGCTGTCCATGCCGTTCCTAAGTTAAGCCCTTGTGTCGTGCCGTTGTTAGGCAAATACTGAACGATACGGTTGGCAAACAACGAGGGCTGCGCGGTGACAACCGAGCCGAACGAACTCAGTTGTGCGATCAACGGACGAGAAGCGAGTGTTCTCGCGTACTCAACCATCGTCCCCGACGCAGGAGTGGTTGGAGTTGCCGAACTAGCAGTCATATTGATGCCGTTGGCATCAACCGTATGGTCAGCGTTCCATTCGTTGACGCTGATCTGACTGCCGGGATTTTGGGTTCCAGTGGCTGTAGTTGTATGTTTAAGAGCCAAGGAACACCTCCGAAATGGGAAAGATTAGGGGCCAAGGTAACACTTGGCCCCTGTTCAGTCGTTAGAGCACTTCGTACAGGAAGTGACCCGACATCTGCGCCGCAGTACCGGCAACCTGCGTCAGAATGATTTCGCCACCCGCACCCTGCGTACCGACTGTGTAAGCAGACGTACCGAGAAGCGTGATCTGCTGATCAGGCGACGACACCCAACGCACGATACCGCCGTAAGCATTAAACGACAGGTTGAGGATAGACGCACCAGAAGTGACGACAGGTGCCGTCGTCGTTACCCACTGAGTAAACGCCGTAGGACCAGTGGCTGGAGCCGACGCCGTGATATCAGTAAGAATGCTGGTAGCCGCGCCCGCCGTAGCCGTACTAGCCAGAGTCGTAGCACGACCCAGAACCATCGACGCAACAGTGGACGAAGACGCGGCTTCACCGCCCATGTAGACTTCGGAAATCTTGCTCTGCTGAGTAGACGTACCGTTAATAAGTCCCATGAAACCGTTAACGCCTGTCGTGCTAATATTGCTACCCGCAGCGGTAACAGCCATAGTCACAGAAGTGTATCGACTTGCATACTTTGCCATTTCAAAATCTCCTTAAAGAAGAATAAGAGCCTTTTCAACCGAGTTTAAGTATTCATCAGCGACTTGCGCGAACGTTTTGCAAGAAGCACCAAGCTTCTTTTTCTCACCACACCCATCGCATATGTAACTGTCGCATCCACGGCAGTAAGCACGTTCGCGTGTGCGCTTGGGGTTCAATACAACGATATACTGACAATGCGAACAAGTGTACGTCGCTGTCTCAAATAAGCCACGCCCAGCTTCCATAGGAAGTCCTGAACTGTGCAACACATTGTCAGGTACGGGCATGTAACACGCCCGATGGTCAATCATCAAATAACCTTCTTGATTCCGTTTGCTATTCGCCATAGCCCCTCCTACGAAATCTGAACAATTGCAGCGCCTGTACCGGCGACTGGGAATTGAACGGTAAAAGTACCGCCCGTCACGGACTTGGTACCTCCAAAATTCAAAACTGCAACGGAGTGACCCGTTGTACTGTTGTAGATCAACGCGCCGTCAGCGGAAAAGGACGCTCCGGTCCACGTTGTATCAGCAAAATTGATAAACGCCGTAGTTGTAGGCGTTCCGGAGCTGACTGGCACCTGACTGACGGTCAGCGTTTTGCCCGTAGCCGTGTAGCCCGTACCGGTCACCTCGCCAGTAGAAGTGTACGCCGTCGTGGTGGCGTCAAGCGTTGCTCCATTGGCAATGGAGTACAACGCAATTTTGTAAGTGTATGGTGTTCCTGCGGCAAAGTTGACCACGCCACTCAGGCAATCAACCTTGAACGAGGTCGTCATACATTGAGTAATGCCTGTCATGTTACGGGTACTCTGACTTGTCCGTTACGGTAGGCATCGCGGCGATTCTTGCCGTCGCCCAGTTGTTTGAGCAGTCCCATGCCTTCCTGATATTTCTGTTCGTAATTCTGGATGATATCAGCCTCACCCTTCATAAACAGATAGGCTTCCCGCAGCGACCCGTAGAGCAGGACTTCCGCAAAATTACTGCCCAGCCACGAGGAACCAGCGGTGACGATGGACTCGGGGTAGTAGTAATAGTGGAGTTCTACCTGATATGACGCATCGGGTGTCGGCCCCAGAATCAGGGTGTTCACGTCGAACTGCGCGTAATACGCAGGGGTACCTGTCGTCGAAGGCGTAGGAAACGACTCGCGAATGAAGTTCACGTCTTTGTCCAACAGAAAGGCTTGCGCCCCCGTTGTCGGATTGATGACGGTCAAGGAGAACGTAGCCAGCCAGTCGGTAGGCAACGTCAGGTATTTGTTCCCTGAAGTCATCGTGCCGATCTGGTTTTTACGAATTGCCGGAATCTGAACCGAATTGTAGACCCGCTCTTCCGCAAGCTGTACGAAATTCGGGATGTTACTCACGAACGTCGTTTCAGTATTCTGGGTGTAATCCTGAATAGTCTGTTTCAGCGCGGTGTAGGTCAGGTTCACGGTTTAGCCCTTGGTCTTGACCGGATCGCGATCTTCGTCATCCGCATAGAACTTCCGGCCCCGCTCCGCAGCGCCGTAGCCACGCATGTCTTCGTGAACCTTCTTCTTGCCGTAAGGGGCAATGAATCGGCCCTTGGACTTGGTACCCGTCAGATTCATCTCGTCCTGTGGGTAACCCTGCATGGTCGGATTGTCGTTAGACTGCGGCTGTTTGTACTTGCCGATGGGATCTACATCCCACCCGAAGTAATTGAACTTGTCGTTCTTGTTATGGTTAGCCACGGCTCTTGCCCTTCTTCTGGTTCATAACCCGAGACATGTTGCGCCCGTACTTCTTGCGGTCCAACGAGGATGGACCACCGTTGGAGTGCTTCTCTTCGCCATGTGTCTTGTTGCTCATCTACATCTCCTACGCAATGGTGACCTGTCCAACACTGCCAACACCGATCAGGTTGTTGGTAGTCTCCGGTAAAAATGACGTGTTGTAACCTACCGGATTCCATCCCCACTGGTAGATACGGCTACCTACAATGGGTTCATAATAACTCACGTCCGGACGAGGGTCACGGACCGCTTGTGGATCGTTTACTGGGTATAGACCAAGCTGCAATTGCGGCTGATCGGGTTCCCAGCAGGTCTGACAGACCTTGATATTTACGTTCTTGGTCTTGATGACCAACTGCTTGAGTTCAGTCAGTTTGTACCGAAAGCCGCACCTGTCGCATTCGGCAATCGAATTTTTAGCAGATGACCAACGACTAGGCATACGTCACCGTAAAAATGTTTCCCGTGGAACAAAACGGATTGCCGCTTTCTCACGGTCTTCGTCCGACGCCCGCTGCCATTCTTCGTCATAAACCGCTTTCAACGGAGCACTTCGTGCTTCGGCTCCGGGGAGTTTCATCGACAGGTAGTACGACAGCCCTGCCACCATGACCGGAAGAAATCTGAACGGAATATCCTGTCCGTTAACGCCGTCTCCTGCGTCTTGCAAACGACGTAAACGTGTATATACAAACGTGTAAGTCGTTGAATTGTCAGGACACGGCCAGACCGTGATGGTTGGCGGAACCGCTGTACCCGTTGAGTTGGTAGCGCCGCTGAGACGGTTGATCCAGACCTGAATAGGACGTCCCGTAGCATTCTTGTTAGGGATGGACAAGTAAGTACTACTGGAGATACGCGTAATATTGATGTCGATCTGGTTAGTACCAGAACCAGTCCTAACTACATGATCCAGAAGATCTACCGTATCTACAGGAAGATTATACGTTGCCGTGTTGTACGCCAACGTCACTGTCCCGGTATCCAGCGTCCAGAGGTTAATACCTCTGTTTGCCCACTCGGCCAGCATCAGGTTCAGACTGCGACGAGCCGTCCGCAAGTCGTAACCCGACCGCAGTTCCGCGCCGCAACGCTCAAACGCTTCCTCAACAATATCATTGAGGTTGAGGTTGAACGAATCTGTACCCGACAGGTTGTAAGCCATTAGCAGTTCCACGCCCGAAGCGACTTGTTGATCCGACTATTCGGATCGCCAGCCGTCTTCTTGCTTGTAAGTTTACGTTTCATGCCTTTCATTCTGGCACAGAACGAGTTCCGCCGAGGTCCGCCTTCCGGCTGGGGAGCCTTGAGGTGCGCCCCATGAGCACGGTTGTAGGAGGCTCTACCCTTGGCATTGAGACCGCCGTTGGGGTTCTGCCCCTCCTTGCGGGTCCACGCCTCAGAAACTTTGCCACCTTTAGCCATGCGCCCCCCGCCACAAGCCTTCACGGGGGCATGAGAGCTGCTACCCCTCTTAAGGGAGGGGGACTTAGAGGGATTTATGGCCCCCATGCCCCGTGAAGCTCTCATTAGCAGAACCGACCGCGAGTCTTGCCCTTCGACTCGATTCCGCCACCGCGTGCCATCTTGACCACGCTGCCCTTGGTCTTGCCCTTGGACTCGATACCGCCGCCCTTAGCCATACCGCAAGCCTTGCCGCCTCTCTTCATGCCCATGCCCGGAGGCATCCCGCCGCCCATCGGAGGCGCACCGCCACCCATCGGAGGGGGAGGAGGACCGCCCGCCATCGGACCCATGTCCGGCGGAAGTGCCGATTTACGACGAGGCATCTTTTTCGGCATGCCGCGCATACCGCCACGCTTGAATCCCATT